CCAGCCCTCGGCGCGCCCCCGCTGCGCCGAGGGCCTGTCCTTTGGAACTGACCGACCAGGAACGCCGCTTGATCGAACTATTGCGCCGGCTCTACTGCGCCGACGTGCACCTCCACGTCGAGCGCGGGGTCCTCGCCGTGCGCAGCCGGGTCGAGCAGAGCGTGCACCTCGATCGGCCGCTGGCCGGCCAGTTCGCGGAACTAGAACAAACTGTTGACAAACCCCACTAGATGTGGTATGCTATCCGTAGCTGAACACTACCTGTAGCCCGTATCCGGTCGAACCGGGGGCAGCCTCTAAGGAGGTCTGTCCCCGGTTTTTGTATTTCAGGAGCCCGCTATCATGCCCACCGCCGAAGCACAAGGCCTGATCCAGCTCGCGATCAACCTCGGGTTCGCCGCGACGATGTGCATCTTTGTCTTCGTCGCTTACCAGAAGTTGGTCAACCGGCTGGCCGACATCATCGAAGGCAATACCAAGGCGATGACCAACCTGCGCGCGGTCATCGTCGCTTTGTGTCAGCGCTGGGATAGCGCCGGGCGCCCGGATGCCAAGGTGGATCCGGCGATACCGGATGGCCGGCGCTGGTACGACGACCCGGAGGTGAATCGTGAGCGCACTCTGTATCTTTCTGCTGGGGATCATTGCCACAGTCGCCGCGCTGGTGGCGTTCGTCAACGTGCTGGTCTCCAAGTTCCTGAGCGGCAAACCCTGGTGGGAGAACCTGGACGGCCTGGTCAAGCGGATCGTGATGTTCGCGCTGGCCGTCCTCCTCGCCGTCGGCGTGTGGCTGCTCGCGCGCTTTATCCAGTGCGAGGGTGTGCCGGAATTACAGGCCGTCGTCGAGCTGATCATGGGCGCGGCCCTGCTCTACTTCTTCGGCAAGGCGCAGTACGAGCGCCGCCAGCGGAGCAAGGCGGAAGAGGCGCCGGGAGGCCCGCGGCGATGACGTTGCCGCCGCTGGATCCGCGGGCCCGCGCCGACCTGGTCCTGATCCGGGCCCTCGTCAAGGGCCTGCGCAGCCAGGCTATTGACCTGGTCGCCGCGGCCGACGATCTGCTGGCGCGGTTGGTCCCCGACCCGCCGGCGGGGTGGTTGCCGGGAGAGTCCGATGGCCCTGAAGCCCAAGCACCGCCAGTTCGTTGAAGAGTACCTGCGCTGCTGGAACGCCAGTGAAGCGGCCCGGCGCGTGGGATACTCGCAGCGGAATGCCGACGTCAACGGGCCACGGTTGCTGGTAAATGCTGGTATCCAGGAGGAGATCGAGCGCCGCATCGCCGAGACCAAGGTCTCGGCCGACGAGATCCTCCTGCGCTTGGCCGACCAGGCCCGCGGTTCGATGGCCGACTTCGTGACCATCGGGCCGGCCGGCGGCGTTACCGTGGACCTGCAAAAGGCGGAGCGGGCCGGGCTCCTGCACCTGGTGCACCGGCTCGAGGAGACCAAGTACGGTCTCAAGATCGAGCTGTACGACGCCCAGGCCGCGCTGATTACCCTGGGCAAGGGCCACGCCCTGTGGCGGGAGCAGGAGCCGCCGCCGCCGGGCCAGGTCAACGTGATCGTCGTGCGCCAGGTCGTGGACGATGGCCAGCCGGGTTGACGAGTATCACTTCGCGGTACCCTTTACAACCGAAGACGAGCTCCGCCTGTTCGTCCAGGTGGCGTTCGGGGTGCGCATCCCCGACACGCCGGTCTGCCCGAACCATACGACGCCCTGGCGGGCCTTCGCCGACGCGTACTTTGCCCGCTCGCGGGTGGCGGTGTGGAAGGCCTCGCGCGGGTTCGGCGGCAAGACGTTCCTCCTCGCGCTCCTGGCCGCCGTGGAGGCGGCCTCCTTAGGCGCGAACGTGAACGTTCTGGGGGGCAGCGGCGAACAGTCCACCCGGGTCCTGGAGCACTCGCAGACGCTCTGGAAAGCGTCGAGCGCGCCGCGGGACCTCCTGTCCGGCGACGTGCAGCGCGAGACGCGCTTCCGGCGCGGGAACAAGGTCCGGGCGCTCCTGGCCTCGCAGGCTTCGGTCCGCGGGCCCCACCCGCAGCGATTGCGGTTGGACGAGGTCGACGAGATGGACGTCACCCTCCTGGACGCGGCCCTGGGCCAGCCGATGGAAGCCGGCAGCGGGATCCCGGTGCAGACGGTGCTGTCGAGCACCCACCAGTACGCCGACGGCACCATGACCGAGGTCCTGCGGCGGGCGGCGGAGAAGGGCTGGCCGGTCTACGAGTGGTGTTACCACGAGACGCAGGAGCCCCACGGGTGGCTGGCGCCGGCCGAGGTAGAGGGCAAGCGCAGCGACGTCACCGCGGCGATGTGGCAGGTCGAGTACGATCTGCAGGAGCCGTCCGCCGAGGCCCGCGCGATCCTCCCGGAGGCCGTGGCCCGGATGTTCGACCGTAGTTTAGGCGAGTTCGAGGGCCGGCCGGCCGAGTACATTGAAATCGAAGCCCCCGCGGAAGGCGCGGCGTACGCCACCGGCGCCGACTGGGCGCGCAAGCGGGACTGGACGGTGATCAGCACGTTGCGGATCGACGTCCACCCCTGGCGGCTCGTCGCCTTCGAGCGCACCGGCCGGCGTCCCTGGCCGGTGATGGTCAAGGCGTTCGACGACCGGGTGCTGCGCTACCCGGGCCCGGCGGCCCACGACGGCACCGGGATCGGCGACGTCGTCGCCGGGTACATGCAAGCGGACGCGGAAGCGTTCTTGATGGTCGGCCGGCCGCGGGCGGATCTCCTATCGGAGTGTATCGCGGACCTCGAGCACGGCGCGATCGTGGGGCCGTGGATCCGCTGGGCCGAGTCCGAGCTCAGGTACGCCGCGGTGGACGACGTGTACGGGGCCGGGCATCTGCCCGACACCCTGGCCTCGCTGGCGTTGGCCCGGCGGGCGGCGCACAAACCACCGGCCAATCTGCCGGTGGTGTATGACGAAGCCGTGAGGGTGCGCATTGGCTACTAACCGTTCTCTACTCGAACGAATTGGCGATGCCTTCCTGGGCAAGCGCTTGACTCGCCTGGCCCGGCTCGAGGAGTCCCTGGAGACAATGCTCCAGCTGACCGGCTGGACGCGGAGCGGTGAGCAGTCGGCCACGCGCGACTTCTCCCCGCTCTCGCGCAAGGTCGCCCTGGACAACAGCCGCTACTACTGGACCTTCGATCCCAAGGCCGGCCAGGCCGTGCGGTTATACCGCGACTACGTCCTGGGCGGCGGGATGACCTACACGGCGCCCGACCCGCGCGTGCGCGACGTGATCGACGCCTTCTGGACCAGCGCGCGCAACGCCCCGTTCACGTCCTACCAGGCCCAGCAGAAGCTGATCGAGCGCCTGGCGGTGGAGGGCGAGCTCTTCCTGGCCCAGCACACGAACCGCTTTACCGGGGACGTGGTCGTGCGCTCCCTGGATCCCGGGGAGGTTGACGAGGTGATCACTGCCCCGGGCGACGACGCCTGGCCGCTCTACTACCAGCGCACCTGGTCGGAGAGGACGTGGGACTACGCCAGCCGTCTGTGGAAGAGCGAGAGCACGACGAAGTACTACCGCGACGTGAACAACGCCGACGAAGCGCACGACGAGATGAGCGACCGCGGCACCGAGGTGCAAGTACTCCACGTGGCGATCAACACGCTGGGCACGCGCGGCGTCCCGGTGCTGTTCCGGGCCCTGCCCTGGGTCAAGGCGCACAAAGGCTTCATGGAGGACCGCGCGACAATCACCCTGGCCCTGGCGACCTTTGCCTTCCGCCAGAAGGTCAAGGGTAGCAAGGCCGCGGTGGATCGCCTGGCCACCACCTGGGACCAGACCGATATCCTGAGCCGCTACAACTACGGCGCCGCCGGCGGCCCCGAGCGCGCGGCCGGCGCGCGGACGCTGATCGAGAACGAAGCCGTGACCCTGGAGCAGCTCAAGACCGAGTCCGGCGCGTCCTCGGCCTACGTCGACGGCCGGATGCTCGTGCACGAGATCTGCGCCGCCACGGGCATCTTCGAGCACTATTTCGGCAATCCCGAGACCGGGAACCTGGCCACGGCCACGGCGATGGAACTGCCCATGCTCAAGATGTTCGAGTCCTGGCAGCGGATCGTCGCCGCGGTGTACGAGGCGCTGTTCTACCTGGTGGTCGTGAAGGCGATCCAGTACGGCGCGCTCCCCGGCGCGGTGCGAAAGACTGACGTGGGCGGGGTCACGCTCTACGTCGTCGAGCCGGGCCGCGGGCCCGACCCCGAAAGCGGGGCGACCACCGACCTGGACCTGGGCGTCCACGCGGCATTCCCGCCGATCGTGCAGCGGGACCTGGGCATCTACAGCGCCGCGATCACCCAGGCCTTGGCCACCGGCGTCTTTGGAAACGCCATCGCCGACCCGCGCTACCGCGAGGCCGCGCGGCTGCTCCTCGGGGCGATCGGCGTGCCGAACCCCGAGGCCGTCATCGCCCAGGCCGAGGAGCTCGCGGCCGAGACTGCCGAGCCGGAGGGCCTCGCGCCCCAGGTCGAGGCGCTGCGGGCGCTCCTCCAGGAGGTGCTCGATGCTGCGCGCGCTTGAACTGCGCCAGCTGCGCCCGGAGCAGCTGCGCCGGCTGCGGGAGACGCTCGATCGCCTGCTCGCCGAGGCCCGCGGTTGGACGGACGCGCAGAAGCAGGAGGCCCTGGACCTGGCGCGCAAGTGGCTGGACCAGGCCCGCGCGCGGCGCAAGACGAAGGAGGCCGCCCGGCTGCGCGAGCGCGCCGGCGCGGACGAGTTCACGCCCGCGGAGCAGGCTGACCTGTTCCAGGACCTGGCGGACGAGACCGCGCAGCTGATCGCCGACACGGCGGCCCGGGTAGGCGCGGGCGAGATCACGCCCCACCAGTTCTACCTGGACATGGAGCGCTACATCACGCTCCACTGGCGGGCCGCCTACATCGTCGGCAAGGTTGCCGCCGGCGGGGACGAGAAGCTGACGCGCTCCGAGGAGAAGGCCCTGTGGGCCGCGCGCAACGAGCAGATCAAGTACCTGAACAAATTCTACCAGGCGGTGCGCGATGGCCAACTCAGCGCGGCGCAGATCGGCGCCCGCGCGGGCCTCTACGCCCGGGCGATCCAGGCCCCCTACCACCGCGGCCAGGCCGGGGCCTACGGGGACCTCCGGCTGCCCCAGGTGCCGGGGGACGGCAAGACGCGCTGCCGCACGAACTGCCAGTGCCGGCTGCGCTACGAGCTGGTCCACGACGCCGACGGCAACGTCGTCGCCGTCAACGTCTACTGGGAGCTGGGCGTCGCCGAGCACTGCGACGACTGTATCGGGCTCGCCGCGCGGTGGAACCCGCTGCGGGTGGAGGTCTAGATGACGCAGGTTCGCGAGGTCATCCGCAAGGACGGCTCGGAGATCGTCCTGTACTCCAGCGACGGGGAGAAGATCCTCGGGCGCTTCCCCTTCGGCAAGGGGAAGAAGTACAAGGACGAGACGGCCGCCCGCGCCGCGGCGCACGAGCGCGAGGGGCAGATCGAGATCTTCAAGCAGCACGAATCGCGCCTGGGGCCGGCCGTGACGGCGGCCCTGGCCGAGGTGGGGGCCAAGCACACCGGCTCGGAGCTGGTTCTCCTGGACAAGGTCATCCGCTACCTGGAGATCATCCGGGACGGCGAGATCACCGCCGCGGAGGCGGAGGAGCTGAAGAAAATGGGCATCAACGTCAAACCGACGACCGAAAGCGCGCAGCGGGAGGCCGCGCCGGCCGACTCGTTCGAGGACAAGTCGCGCGCGGTCTACGACGCCTGGCGCGCGCTGTACCCCTGGCAGGACGGCGTCCCGCAGCCCGACGTCGTCGGCACCTACGAGGGCTACGTCATCGCCCGCGACGGCGCCGACTACTACCAGGTCAGTTATCAGGTGGGCGCGGACGGCGGGATCACCTTCGCCGACCGGGCGAGCTGGGCTGCGGTGGAGCTGGTGTGGCAGCCGGCCGGCGCGACCGAGCCAGAGGGAGAAGAGGCGTCGGAAGAGGCGCCGGCGGCCGAAAGCGCGCCCGGCGTGGTCGACCTGGTCTACACCGCCACGGTGCACGAGGCCGCGGTGGACGACGCCGGCAACCTGGACTGCGTGCTGATCGAGGCCGGCGAATCGGCGAACGGCAACGTCTACAGCCCGGAGGTCCTGGCCGCCGCGGCGCCCCTGTTCGTCGGGGTGCAGATGTACGCCGACCACCCGACGCGCTCGGAAGAGCACGAGCGGCCCGAGCGCAGCGTCCGGGACCTCGTCGGCCGGGTGACCGAGGCCCGCTTCGAGGACGGCAAGATTCGCGCCCGGGCGCGGCTCTCGGCGGCGGCCGGTTGGCTCAAGACGCTGGTCCAGGAGAAGATCGCCGGCGACCTGTCGATCAACGCGCAGGGCCGCGGGCGCAAGGAAGACGGCAAATTCATCGTCGAGGCGATCACCGCCGCGCGGTCGGCCGACTTCGTCACGACCGGGGCGGCGCGTGGGCGGGTCCTCGCGGTGCTGGAAGCCTACCGCCCGGACTCCTGGGAAATGCTCACCGTGGAAAACCTTTCCGAGCATCGCCCCGACATTCTCAACGAACTCGCTTCCCGCGAGCGCGACAAGCTCTATCGCGGGAAAGAGGAAACGCTGCGGGAGGCGCAGGCCGCGCCGGCCCTGCGCGAAGAGCTCGAGACAACGAAGAAACGCGTCGCGGAACTGGAAACCCAGCTCGAGTCTCGCGCGGTGGCCGACGTCGTCGCACAACTCCTATCCGCCGAGACGGCCTTGCCCGAAGCGGCGCGCGAGGAAGTGCGCCGGCAGCTCGCCGGCGTCAGCCTCGTGGACGCCCCGGCCCGCACCGCCGCGGCCATCCAGGCCCAGAAGGCGCTCGTTGCCCAGGTCCTGGAGGCCGGCACTGTGCGCGGTCACGGGGGCAGCTCCAGTAGCAGTGGCGGGGACGAGGCCCACCGCCGCCTGGTCGAAGCATACATCAACGGGGGCCTCAGCAACGAACAGGCCGAAATCGCGGCCCGTGGGAGGATGTAACTCATGCCTACGAATCAGATCTACAAGCCCGGCTGGCAGCTGGGCGGCATCACCTGCACCAACCCGGCCACGCCGACCGCCGGCGGGCCGGTGCGCCTCGGCTTCAACACCGGCATCTGCCTGGTCGAGGAAGGCGAGGGCGGCAACCCGGCCGGCCAGGCCACCGTGGACTTTGGCCCCGGGATCTGGGACCTGTCCGTCACCGACACGGTCGGCGGCGGGATCGCCGTTGGGGATACGCTCTTCTATCACGACGGCGCGCCTCCGACGATCGACAACCTGACGACCGCCGGCTTCTTCTACGGCTTCGCCCTGGAAGCCGTGGGGGCCGGCCTCACGGCCACCATCCAGGTGATGCACGTGCCGGCTCCCGGCAGTGGCACCCTGGGCGCTGGCACCATCGCCACGGTCAACCTGGCGCCCGGCATTCTCTCCGCCGACGCGCTCGGGCGGGCCCTCCTGGCGGCCGGCTACTTCGACGCGGCCACGCTGCTGGCGGGGATCGCCGCCGGCGCCTTCGACAACGCGGCGCTCCTGAACGCCATCCCCGCGAACGCCTTCGACAATGCGTTCCTGCTCCAGGCCATCGCCAACGGCGCCTTCGTGGCCGACGCGGCCACCCGGGCGCTGTTCGCCAACGGCATCTGGGAGCAGGGCCAGCTGGCGGCCAACGGCTTCGACGGCACCATCGCCGCCGACGTGCCCGACCTCAACACGGAGGGCGGTTTGACGCTGACCTTCGTCATCCCGGTGACCAACGTGGCCACCCACGACGTCGACGTCGTCTCGACGCACGACATCCGCGTCATCGACGCCTGGTTCGTCAAGACCGGCGGCGCCGGCGGGGCCGCCGACACCATCCAGGTCCAGACCGGCGCCGGCGCGGCGATCAGCAACGCCATGGACGCGAACATCGCCGACCAGGCGATCGTTCGGGCCGGCACCATCGACGACGCGACCCACCGCATCGCCGCGGCCGGCACGCTGCGCATTCACTCCAACAACGGCGGCGCGGGCAACTGCGCTGGCATCGCCTACGTCACGGCTGTCCGCGTGGCCTAGCACTGAGCAGCAAAAACGGAGGAACAAACCTATGGCACCCGAGTTTTGGGAACTGCGCGAGGCCATGACCGCGGCCGACGCTACGATTGACCGGCTGCTGGCCGGGGCCGGCGTGCCCCTGCGCGGCCGCGAGCTGACCGACGAGCAGAAGGCGCGACTCGCGGCCGTCCAGGAGTTCATCAACGAGGCCGCCCGCGGGCGTGTGCCGCTGCACCGTATCCAGGAAGCGCTCAGCACGAGCGACTTCCCGACCCTGCTGGGCACCAACCTCGACCGCGAGCTCCTGGCCCAGTACGAGACCTATCCCGCGACCTGGCAGAACTATTGCGACCGCGGGGTGGTCGACGACTTCAACCAGAAGACCCTGATCGCCCTGGACGGGCTGGAAGGGTCCTACTTCCCGGCCTATCCCCAGCCGGATGGCGCCGAGCCCATCGTGGACGAGGGCCTGACCGAGACGATCTACACCACGCAGGTCAACGTCTACTCCAAGAAAGTGGGCGTGTCCTTCCGGGCCCTGGTGAACGACCGCCTGCGCGGGCTCGCCCGCATCCCGCAGAAGCTGGCCCTGGGCGCGCGGCGCACCGAGGAACGGTTCGCCACCACGCTGTTCGTGGACGCCAACGGCCCCCACGTCACCCTGTATAGCAACGCCAATCTGAACAAGGTGACGGTGGCCTGTGGCGGCACCCTGAACAACCCGACCCTGTCCGTCGCCGGGCTGCAGGACGCCTTCCTGGTCCTGGCACGGCAGGTCGGCGCCGATGGCGAGCCCATCGTCATCGACGCGGTCGAGCTGGTGGTCCCGCCGGCCCTGGAGGTCACGGCGCAGAACATCGTCAACGCCGTGCAGATCCTGGCGGTCGAGGCCGGCGGCACGGCCAACCAGCAGATCTGGGCGGCCAACTGGATGGCCAAGCGCTGCCGCGTGTCGGTCAACCCGTACATCCCGATCGTCGCGCCCGTGGCCGCGGGCCACACCAGCTGGTTCCTCTTCGCCAACCCGAAGGTGGGCCGGCCGGCGCTGCGGCTGGACTTTCTGGCCGGCTTCGAGCAGCCCGGGCTGTACCAGAAGACCCCCAACACCCAGCGGGTGGGCGGGGGCGTCGAGGCCCTCCTGGGCGACTTCGATACCATGGAGACGACCTGGAAAGGCCTGCACATCGTCGGGGGCACCCGCCTCGATCCCCGCGCGACCGTGGCCAGCTTTGGCACGAACGCGCCGTAACCCATACCAACCGAGCGGTGGGGGCCGGGCCCGCGCCTGGCCCCCACCACCGAGGACCCGATGGACCAGCCTCTGCCCAACCCGGTAACGGTAGCCGACTTCTACCTGGCGGCGATCCTGGAGGAGCTGCGGGCCCTGCGGGCCGCGATCGAGCGACCCGTGACCGTGCTGAGCATGCCGGCCGAAACGGACTTCCTGGGTGGCGGGCCCGTGGCCCCCCCCGCGCCCCGGTCCCGCCGGCGGAAGACGCCCGGAGGATAAGATGCCCTACAACGCGGACAATAGCGGCGTGACGGCGCTGACCGGCGTCACCTACACGGCGGGGACCCTGCCGACGACGGCGCAGGTCACGGCGTTTCGCGCGGCGGCCGCGGCGGACATCAACGCGATCCTGAAGGCGCGCGGCTACACCGTGCCGGCGACCGGGGTGAACGACGTCGTGCTGCTGGCCGACTACGAGAACCTGGGCGCCGCGGTCAAGGCCGAACAGGCCGCGTACCGGGGCAACGTCCAGCAGCCGCGCGTGACCGAGTGGAACAAGAAGTACGAGGACTTCCTGAACCGCCTGCGCCTGGGCCAGGCCGACCTCCTGGACCAGGTCGCCGAGGGGCAGCTGGAGCCGTACTGGACGAGCGCCCCGGCGATCCGCCGCGACGACTACTTCCGGCCGGAGGAGCTGGACCTATGAAGTGGGCCGGCGATACCCGCATTCGGCTGATGGGCTGCACGCTCCATGTGCGCATGCCCGGTTTCGACGCGGACTCGTGGGTCCGGCGCTACGAGGAGCTGCGCGGCCGGGGCAAGAACCTGCTCCCCGTCTTCGAGCGCTTCGGGCGCTACCTGCTCGAGTCGGTCGACAGGAACTTTGCCGCCGAGGGCCGGCCGTCCCGCTGGGCGGCGCTGAGCCCGCGGTACGCCGCCCGCAAGGCGCGCCAGTTCCCCGGCAAGGGGATCCTCGAGGCGACGGGGCAAATGCGGACCGGGTTTTGGTACACCGCCTCGGCCCAGACCGTGAAGGTCGGCAACAAGAACCGTTGGTGGTGGATCGTGCACCAGCAGGGGACGGACAACCTGTTTCGCCGGGGGATCCACCTGCCCCGGCGCGTCATCCTGCTCTTACAGGCCCAGGACAAGGCGGTACTGACTCGCTGGGTGCGCGCCTACCTGCGCACCGGGACGGTGTAGCATGGGCGTCGCGCACGAGCTGGCCGACCAGGTCATCGCCCTCCTGCGGGTCGCTCCCGCCTTCGCGGGAGTCAACGCGTGGGTGCCGTGGTTCGCGCCGACGATTATCCCGCAGAACCTCTTTCCCCTGGCCGAGGTCCCGATCGTGTCCCAGGACGAGGGCCAGCACGATACCAAGTACCACGAGTACGCCTACACGGGCGGGGTCATCTTCAACGTGCAGTACATCGACACCCTGGTCCCGGACCCCGTGACAAAGGTCTGCGCCGTCCCGAGCGCGGATCTGTGCAGCGGCCTGGCCGACGCGGCCCGCCTGATCCTGATGGCCGCCCAGAGCCTGGGAGACTTTGTGACAACGGACGGCAAGGAGCGGGTCTATCGCGTCGACGTGTCCACGCCGTCGTACGTCATGGGCCCCAGCCGCACGGCCCGGCCGGACAATCTGGAAAACCGCGCCGCCCTCGATCTTGTGATCTGGACGCGCCGGCAGCTCTGGTAACAGGGGGCAAGCTATGGGCATCATCTACGGAACTGGTTTCGAAGTCGGAGCGCTCCCCGTGGCGGCAGCGGATTACAGCGCGGCCGGCGTGGCCATCTCCACCACGAAGAAGAAGACGGGCTCCTACAGCGTATCGCTCCTGCCCACGGGGGGAGACGCCTGGATCCGCTTCCCGCTTCCCGGCAGCCCCACGGACGTCTATCTCTCGGCATGGTTCTACCCGGCCTCGTCCGGGTCGGGCCGGATCATGGCTTCCGTGGTCGACGACGCGGCCGGCGTCGTCGAGGTCCGGCTGCTGGCCGATCACTGGGCGGCTTACGTGAACGGCGCCCTCGTCGCCACGGGGACGCACACCCTGGACGACCTCGAGGCGTGGCACCTCCTGCAGGTGCGCTTCAAGATCCACGACACGGACGGCAAGATTCAGGTCGTCATGGACGGCCATCTCGACATCGACTACACCGGGGACACCAAGATCGCCGGCGGCGCGCACTGGGATTACTTCCGCCTGTTGAACAACACGCCGAGCACGGCCACGATCTACCTCGACGACCTGACCATCGCGACGGGGGGCTGGCCCGGCGACATCAACTATGAAGCCATCGTCCCCGACGGCGCGGGCAGCGTGACCCAGTGGACGCCCTCGGCCGGCGCGAACTGGGACTGCGTCGAGGAGGTCCCCCCCTCCGACGCGGAGTACGTGTCGGCCGCGCTGGACGCCAAGAAGGACACCTACAGCCTCTCGGCGTGGACGGCCACCGCCAAGCGGCCGGTCGCGGTGATTGTCTGGCTCCGCGCCTTCCTTACCGCGCCGGGGGCGGAGCAGGTCAAGCACTACCTCGTCGCCGCGGGCGGGGACACGAGCACGGGGGCGGCCGTATCCCTGGACACGACCCCGCTCCACTATCAAAACGTCGTCGATCTCGACCCCGACACGGCCCTTCCGTGGCAGGCCGGCGCGATTGCCGGCATCGAGGTCGGGCAAGAATCGGAGGTCTGATATGGCCATCCAGGTATCCCAAACGCTGGCCGAGATCGCATGGAGGCAAGAACACGCTATGGACGCCGCATCTGAACACGTACTTTTTGCGCCAGAAGCCCTGTACGGCACCTACGTCCCCGCGACGAAGGCCCTGCCCGTGACCACGTTCAACGTCACGAGCCGGCGCTCCCTGATCGAACCCGAGCTGACCAGTTTCGGCCGGCAGCAGGGCGTCGTCGTCCAGGGAGAGAAGCCCGTCAACGGGTCGCTCGTCCTGCCCTTCTTCCCGCAGTACATGGGGACGCTTTTCAAGGCCGCTATGACGGCGGCCGTCTCGACGCAGCAGGGCGGGACGATTGCCTACCGCCACAAGCTGCTGCCGGACGACACCGCTCCCCTGGGCAGCCTGTCCTTCGAGAAGCAGTTCAGCGCGTCGGAAGCCCAGTTCATCAAAGGGGCCAAGATCAAGAAGATCACCATCTCCTGCAAGGCCAAGGAGATCGCGGTCGTGACCCTGGAATTTGACGCCCAGGACGACGCCTGGGTTGGGGGAACGTGGGACGACGACGGCACGGCCGCGCCCACGGAGTCGGTTGTTCTGCCGTATCCGACCACGCTGCAGCTGCCCTTCCGCTTCTACCAGGGGGTCGTCAAGAAGGGGGGGACCCTGTCCGTCGTATCGGGCGAGATCGTCGTCGCGGCCGGCACCGAGCTGGCCTCCGTCGAGGCCGCCGAAATCACCATCGAGTGCGGCCAGGACCCCTTCTACGGCCTGCTCGGCAAGCCCACGGCCGGCGCGATCCGGGACCTGGGGCGCAAGGTGACGTGCAAGCTGGACCTCGACTGGATCGCCGCGGGGGACGACTTCATCGACGACGGCCGGACGGCCGCCGAGACGGTCGTACAGCTCTACTTCACCGGGCCGAACATCGCCGGGATCTACAACTACGAGGGGATCATCACCCTGGCCCGGTGCGTCCCGCCGCAGCCCGAGCCGCCGGCGATCGCCGGTTCGAAGGCCCGGCGCTCTCACAGCGTCGAGTACCGCTGCAAGCGGGAGCTGACCATCGACCAGGACGTCGGGATCGTCATCCAGAACGCGGAAACGTCGATCTAAGGGGGACCGGTATGCTGATCGGCAGCGAAGAAACTCACGTCGAGGTCGGGCCGGACTGGTACGACCTGAAAACCTGGCTGGGCTGGTATGACGCGGCCGAGATCGAGGCGGCCAAGCGCAAGATGATCGTCCCCATCTCCGGCGGGCAGCTCGTCGCTGAGGGGGCCGTCGAGGTCGTCGTCAGGGGCGCGCCGCCCGATCTGGCCCGGCTGCGCGCCCGCCTGGTGCGCTGGAGCCATAGCGAGGCGATCACGGAGGACAGCATCAAGCGCATCCCTCGCGCTCACGCCAAAGCGCTGTTGGCCAAGATCGCCGAGCTCGACCGGGCGGAAGACGACCTGGCCCTGGCGGACGCGGAAAAAAAAGGATCGTCCGCCGGCTGATCCGCGATGCCGTGATCTTTGATCGGCGGGACGTTACCCCGGCCGGGCGCGAGGCCGACGAGTGGGACACGATCTGTAGGGCCGTCGATCTGCGCCAAGCCCAGACGCTCGTCGAGAAGGGCCTGGCGCCCTCCTACCAGGCCCTCGGGCTGCGCACGGCTGACGACCAGGTCCCGAACTGGCTGCTGCGCGCCCTGGCCTACATGGACGCGGTGACCGAAGAAGCCCTGTGGGATCGCGGGAAACCTACACCATGAGCGAAACCGAGAACATCGGCCTACAGATCACATCCGAATCGGACCTGTCGGCTATCGACCGCTTCATCGAGGCCCTGCGCGCCATTGAGACGGAAGGGGGCAACCTGGCCGGCGCCCTCGAGCAGGCCAGGGAAGGGGCCGCGAACGCGGAAGAGGCGACGAAGAAGGCGGGGGAGACGGCCGAGAACGGGGCCAAGGGCTTCAAGATCCTCGGCCTGTCCCTGACCGACCTCAAAAGCGGTCTTGGCCTCGTCACGGGGGGACTCAAAACGATCGCCGGCGTCGTCAAGTCGGCCATCGGCGAGATCACCTCCGTCACGACAAAGATCGACGACATCGGCGACATCGCCGCCCTGACCGGGGACAAGGTCGAGAACGTCTCCCGCCTGGCCGGCGCGTTCGGCGAGCTGGGCATCCCCCTCGGCACGCTCGAGGGCACCCTGCGGCCCTTCAACGACGCCCTGGCCGACTCGGTTGCCCGGGCGCGAGAAGGGGCGGACACCCTGCCGCCGTTCGGCCAGCGCATGCGGGACATGGGCATCGCCATGACCGACGCCGCGGGGAACGCCCGTTCCCTGGCGGAGATGTTCCCCGAGATCGTGCGCGGCCTGAACGAGCACTATCTCGGGGCGGAGCGGGCCGCCGCGGCGACGGACATCTTTGGGCGCGGGGCCAATGACCTCGTCGACATCCTCTCCAAGACCCCGGAAGAGCTCGACGCTCTGATCGAGCGGTCCGACCTGCTCGGGACGACCCTCACCGACAAAACCGTCGCGGCCGCGGAGACGTTCAACAACACCCTGTCGGAGCTCAAGCAAGTTGGGGAAGCCTGGAAACAGCACATTATCATGGCTGTCCTCCCGGCCGTCCAGGAGTTAACGGATGGCCTCCTGGCACTGCACCGCGCCGGCATGGAAAACACCGCTATGCAGCAGGAGGCCGAGTCATTCCTCAAGCGGTACGCCGAGGCCCACGGCCTGGTCATCGACGCGACCAAGCGAGCGGCGCCGCCCCTGATCGACCTGACCGGCCTGACGGACACCCTGTTCGCCTCGGACCGCAAGCTCGAGGGCCAGATGGCCGAGACCCGCAACCGCCTGGAGGAAGCGATCCGCTGGACGGAAAAATACGGGGACGCGGAGCAGAAGCTCGCCGACATCCTGACGGTCTATTATGCGTCGAGCGGCATGGCCGCCGAGAACTACCTGCTCGGCGCACTGGGCGGCCTGGACACCGAGATGCGGGCGCGGGAACGGCAAGAGCGGGCCATCACCGCGCAGCAGGACCGCAGGCGCCAGGTCCTCGAGGACGGCAGCCTGCTCGAACAGCGCTCCGGGGACGTGATCGTCGCGGCCCTCGACGCCTCGGCGCAGGCTGCCGAGGACGCGACGCCCTCGTTTGGGGAATGGGCGCAGGCCGTGTCCGACGCCACCTACGAAGCCGGGGTGCTCGCGGATCAGCTCTACGACCTGCACATGGGCTCCATTGAGGGCCGGCTGGCCATCGAGGAATACGGGCGCAAGTTTGACGAGGCCTTTGCCAGGGGCCTCACCGTCGACAATATCGGCAGCCTGGTGCAAGGGCTGGCCAACGCCACGACCAAGGCGCAGGAGCTGGGCGACAATCTGCCGCAATCCCAGCTCGACGATCTCAAGGGCCGCGCGGAAGACCTGCGCGGGGCCCTGGCCGGGCTGGACTTGACCCCGGAGGAGCGCGCCGCCCTGACCGAATGGCTGAACATTATCAATGGGCAGCTGGGCGACATCAAGACTAGCGCCGACAACGCGGCCGGGGCCATGAGCGGCGTAGGGCGCGGCACCACTCCTGGAGGGGGCGGCACCGCCGTGCCCATTGCCAATGCCGCCGGCGGCGAGATCCAGCGTACCGGCTGGTCCCTGGTTCACCGCGGCGAGATCATCTACAATCCCGCCGAGCCGGGCGGGGGCAGCGGCTACCAGGAAGCCGTGCGGAAAGGAAAGGGGATTCCGACCCCCGCCGCCGCGGCAGCCGCGCCGATCATCGTCCAGGTCGTTCTCGATCGTAAAGTCGTCGCCGAGGCCGTCGCCAAGAGCGTGGCGGCGGCGCGGTGACGGGGGGAATCCATGGCCACCCACTTGCTCCGGTTGTACACGTCGGCGGGGACGGCGCTCAACACCTTCCCCATCTGGACGGAGGAGTTCAATCCCATTCCCTGCCGTGTCGATCCCGCCACGATCGAGGGGATGGTTCGCAACGGCCAAGATCCCGACCTCCTGCTCCCGCCCATCGAACAGCCCTGGTCGGGAATGCTGCTTGACAACAGCCCGACCAAGACGGTGCGCCAGGCCCTGAACGAGATCGAGGCCGTTCTCGTGCAGGCGGCCATCCGCAAGACGCGGCGGGCCGGCGTGCGGGCCTTCCTGGAGGTCGACGTCGACGGCGCGGGCGACTACTGGCGCAGCGAGATTTTCGGGGGGGACGTGGCCCTGCAATCGGGGGAGCTCGGCATTCCCTGGCTGGCCGGCAAGGTGAGGATCTCCGGCACACTGCTCCGCTCGTTCTGCTGGGAAGGGGCCAAGACGGCCATCGATCTGAACAACGGCCACGGCGGGGGCACGACCGGCATCCAGATCGACAATGCCCACGACGTCGGCGGCCGTGACAACTACGGGGCGTTCGCCGGCATCGACGGCGTGGTCCCGGCGCCCATCCACGTCAGCCTGGAGAACACCCTGAACGACCCGGCCAACACCTACCGGATCTACGCGGGGCAGATGGTCTTGTTCAGCGGCGCGACCTTTCCCTCGGGCGTCAGAGAGGGGGAGCTGGGGGACGGCGGCGTCGACCACGTCTGCGCGTCCTGCTCGAACGACGGTTACAGCACGTTCGCCGTCCCGGCCGCGGACGGCCGCATCACCTACTGGTCGCTGACCGGGGGGACGGGCTGGCTGCGCACCGACCAGGTGCGGCACTGGCTGATTATGGCCCGCGTCCACTCCGCCGTGCCGACCGGCATGGTGGCCTCGTGCAAGATCGCCTTTCCCACGGGGGCGACGACGACGCCTATCGTCTGGACGAACCCTGTCGTCCTGACGGCCGGGGCCCATTCCCGCCAGGTCCTGGGCATCCTGCGCATCGCCCCGTGGCTGGCCGGCGACACCTCGACCCTGGCCTCGATGCAGCTGGAGCTGTGGGGCTACGTCGCGGGCGGCGGCAGCCTCGACCTCGATTGCCTCGATTGCGTTCCCCTGGATCACTGGCGCATCTACAACCCGATCACGCGCGGCCTGGCCTTCGGGGACACCTTCAACGACGACGCCACGGAAGGGCTGATCTACGTCGACCACGACGCCGGGGGGATCACCGGGCACTCGGGGCTGTACATCCCGCAGGGGCCGGGGCTGTACGCCTGGCCCGGCAAGACACAATCCATGATCTTTTACGAAACGAACGACGCGGGGGCTGCCGAGGTCGACCGCACCCACACCCTGACGGCGTGGTATCGCCCGCGGAGGCTGACGCTGTGAGCGACAAAGACACCCGCCTGGCCGCGACGGTCTTCGACCGCAGCTTCGCCGCCGCTCCCGGGTTTCCTCCTGTCGAGCTGGTGGTGCAGGGCTTCAGCGTGGACTTGTTCGGAGCGGTCGAAGCCCAGATCGACGCGCAGGGCGATCTGCTGTCCTTGTGGGAGCTGTTCCGCTGGCTGCGCGCCCACGTCGAGCTGGACGCGGACCGCCCGGAAGCGGCCTTCGTCGGCTTCATCAACTCGGTGACGGTGCACACGGGGAGGGCCGCCTACACGGCGACCCTCTCGCGGGTCTTCAACAAGGTCTACGTCGTCTACAGCGAGATCGCGGGGGGGACGCAGACGACGCCGCAGAAGACGACGGCGGCGTCGGATACGGAGAGCCAGGCGATCTACGGGATCAAGGAAGGGATCGCCACGCTCAACGATTCGACCGCGGAAGCCGCGGAGGCCTACCGGGACAGCCTGATCACCGGGGACGCCGCCCAAAGCTGGCCGCGCCTGGACCCGGAACAGGGCAGCATGGACAGCACGCCGGCGGCTGAGATCACCCTGCGGGGCTACTGGGACACCCTCGCTCTCTGGCGGTATTTCGGCCGGCCGCCGGCCCAGGAAGCCTACGACGTCGAGCCGCCCACGGTGGCCGACAAGCAGCGCTTCGGAGACGACACGGACAGGGCCGGCGTCGCGCAATCGTTCACCCTGACGGCCGGCGAGGACTTTAACCTGGCCAGCGTGTCGTTCTACATCCAGAAGGTTTCCCCTTCCGGGGGGGCGTGGCCGGTTGGCAATGACGTCGTCGTCGAGGTCTGCCCGGACGACGGGGCCGGAGATCCGGACTTCATGTCCCCAATCGAGTCCATTACGCTCCTGGCGAGCGACATCACCCCACAGCTCGTCAAGGTGACGGTGATCTTTTCGAACACGAACCCTCTTTCGGCGACGGCGCCCCTCGACTACTGGCTCGTTCTGGGGCACACCGGCGCGGACGACCCCGATCACTACTACTTCGTCGGGACGCCCGAAGCGGCCGGCCATCCGGGGAAATTCCGCATCTACGACAGCGTCGCGGGAACGTGGTCGGCCCGCGTTCCGGACGCCGACCTGTCCTTCGTGATCGGGGGGACCATCGAGACGACGACCCTGATCGCCGGCGTGGTTTCCGGCGTCGGGCAGTTCTTTGCCGGGACGTCCATCCTGACGGCTGGCGGGATCTATCAGAGCGCGTACCGCAACGGGGACGACCTGGCGGGGGACGTGATCGTCGATCTCCTGAACGTCAGGACGGCGGCCGGGGAGCGGCTGACGGCCCGTGTCGACAAGGACCGCTACCTCGTCGTCGACACGACCCCGGCCTTCGACAAGGACGAGCTGGCCTTCTTCGTGGGAGCGGGCGGCCTCTTGTACGACAAGGCCGGCGAGCTCGTCCCCGCGCACGTCTGTCCCGTGGGCCAGTGGATCGGCTTTCTCGACTTGCCGGACGGATTCGAGGACAGCAGCCTCGTCAAGTTCGGGCCGTTCCTGGCGGAGCGTGGCGAGTACCGTGTTGGGGAAGGCTGGCGCGTCTATCGCGCCGATCCCCTCGACGCCTTCTCGACCGGCATGGGGTAAACCATGAAAAACACGAAACAGACGCGCACCCAATGGCCCTTGATTCAGCGCCGGATCGGCGCGACCGCGGCCGCCTCGCCCGTATCGTCGGAGCACGATCCCGTGTCTCTCTCGACGGAGCTTGCCGACGTCTTGTCGGTTGGGGCCACCCAGGAACTCGACCTGGACACGCAAGTCAAGAACAAGGTCTTGGCCGGGCCATCCGCCGGCGCGGACGCGAAGCCCGCGTTCCGGCTCCTGGTCGCCGACGACATACCATCCCCGGGCCTGCATGCCGCCGTGACCCTGGCCGCCAGCGCGACGCCGATTCTCGGCCTGACCGGGCAAGATGTCTCCTTCGACGACCAGGATGCCGCGACTGTCCTGGCAGGCCCGGCGCCAGGCTACCCATCCGCTGCCCCTGCCTTTCGGTCGCTCGTTTATCAGGACTTCTGGACGCTGCTGCCCGGCTGTAAACCGGCGATGACTCCGTATACGGCCACGATAGAAAACCCGTGCCTCATTGTCGATGCCTCGGCGGGCAACGTTGTCATCCAGCTCGACGCTGGCATGCCGAACGGGGCCATCGTCGCCATTGTGAAGTCGGACGGGAGCACTTACACGGTCACCTTCACCGGGACTGGCGGGGACACCGTTTTGGGGAACGTTACGCTGGACAAACAGTATACGGCCGTGATGTTCCAGCATTATAGCAGTGGCTGGCATCCTCTCGGTACTTTCAAGCTCGTCGCCGACCACGACCTGATCGCCAAGCACACCTACACTGGCGGCTCTGCGCTGGACGTGGTTGGCCTCTCCGCGGCCAGCACGCCGGCGCTGCTGACGCCCTCGGCGAACCCCGGCGCGGCCAGCGCCATCCTCAAGAGTGACGCCGCGGGCAAGGTGCAGCTCGTGGCGATGGGGATCAACAATGCCGTCCCCGCCGCGGCCGGCGACGTCCACGCCGGGGCCGACATCCGGGCGGCCGGGGGATGCTACCTCGGGGGCGTCGGCGCCGATCCACCGGCCGGCGCTCTCCAGACGACGGATTACGTTGCTGCCGGCGGCGGCGTCCACGTGGGCGAGACGACCGACCCGGGGGACGACGTGCTGGCCATTTCCTCCTATTCTCTGCGTCGTGTTGTCGTCAAGACGGGCCTATCTGACAATGTTGCCACCGCCGTCTTCACCATCACCACCACCAATGAGGCCGGCGACACGGACGGGGGCGGTTTTTACTGTCACGTGCGGGCCCTGGTAGGGCATGGAATAGCCAATAACGCGGCGAATGACGCGGCAATGGCCTATCAGGGGGCCTTTGTGCGAGCAGCGCTGAATACGGGGGCGGGAGGAAACTCGACGGTGGTGGACCTGGTCAACTCCACCACCCTGCGCGCCGCGACAAATGCCCTGGCTCGCCAGATCGACAGGATAACGATGACTGTCACGGAAACCAGCGAGTACGTGCAGACAGTGAACTTCACAGTTGACTTGTCAGGAGCGTCCGTGGGAACTGCCGAGGTGATTGCCGAGGTCGAGCTGATCTGGTATGGGTATCTAACCGCTCCCATCATCGCGGCGGCCTAGATCTAGAGGAGATGATCGGGCATTGGAGACAGGCCGCCGGGCTGGGCGATCGGTGAGCGCTACGAGTAGGACCAACCACCGGGGCATTTTCATGCGCGTGTCCGACCTCCTCAGGCTGCCGCCGGCGCTGTTGGCTGGAGACCGGCGGCCAAGGCAACCTGTATAGTGCCCGGCAAGATGCGTGTGTCCATCGACTACTCCGGCGTTGTTTCGTCTGGTTTCCCAGCCGTAACAACACGCTTTATGTGCCTGCCCCCTTTGCCTGGGCTGCCTGGGCTGCCCGGCTGGGCTGGGTGGGTGGGCCGTGTTCGAGTAAAATCGCCGGTATGTTGACATATTGCCAGTAGCTTTGAATGGACCGCAGCGCCTCCTCGAGGTCCGCGGCAAAGCGCCCGCAGCCCCCGGGGCCCCGGTCTACGACCAGGCGCAGCGGGGCCGTGGTCAGGACCTGGAGCACCGCGTCGTACCACTGCCGCTCCCGGCTCGTCGGGCCCGCCTGGTCGTCCACCCAGTTCGAGCGCGCCAGGCCCACGGCTTTCTGGCGGGGATCGCAGCCCTGCTGCTCGGTGTAGGCCCAGGCCACCTTGACGAAGTCGGCGACGGCCGTTTGCGCGCGCACACGCGGCCCATTCAGCCCGTGGATGGGGATATCGCCCCGCGCGGGGGCGGGCCCGGCCGGCTGGTAGCGGTTTGTGCGCGGGCGGCCCGGCTCGCCGATGTAGCCGTCGTGATTGAGGTCGATGCCCAGCTCGTCCTCCAGCGCCCAACGCCGTAGCCGCTCCTCCGTCGCCTGTTGTTCCTGCAGCCGCGCCTGTGCCTCGGCCTGGCGCACCTCCGCGCTACTGTGGGCCGCGTCGTGGACGGCCGTCAGCGCCGCGGTGACGGCGCCACAGAACCCGACGAGGCCGGCCAGGACGCCGGGGATCCCCAGCATCGCCGCGGCGACGGCGCGCAGATCCCCGCCGCCGGCGCGCAGGACCAGCACGGTGGCGGCACAAAGCAGGCCACTCAAACCCAACAGCAACAGGTGCGTCCAGATCTTCATCGTGCCACCACCAGCCAGAGAATGACCACCAGCGCGATCAGCACCGCCGCGGCCAGGAGGAGGATGGCGTCGACGCGCCCCTGGCCGCGCGTGCGGCGGTGCCGGCCGAGCACGCCGAGGACCAGGGCCAGGAGGAGCGCCAGGAGCGAGCCGGAGAGCCAGTCCAGGAAGGTCATAGCCATTTCTCCAAAACCTTCACACCGCGTTCTACTTTTAGCCGCAAGCGTTCTGAAAACTGCCCCTTGACAATCTATCTAGATTCTGGTATAATCTAGATAGTAAAGATGATTGAGCGCAAGCAAGGAGGAGAACCGATGAATCAGAGCAAAGAACAGGCCCAGCAAGAGGCGCGGCAGATGCGGGATAGCAAGGGCGGTGGCCCGGTTCAAATCCGCTGGATCGATGAGGATGGTGTGGGGCTGGTCTTTTTCGATGCGGCCCCCTGGGAGCTGCGGGTCGAGTGGGCCGTAGCCCCCCGCGAGCACCACCAATTAAGCCGGGCCGAACAGGCCGCCCTGTTGCGTGCCCAGCCCGATGATATGGCCCGCCACTGGAGCATTCAGGAAGAAGAGCTGTACCGCGAATTCTATGGATAAGAAAAGGAGGAACCCAATGAGCAGCACAATCGGCCTGTACTTGGACATCTCGCAGGAAGCCGCGAACCAACTCCGGGACCGCCTCAACAGGCTGGCCTTTCGCCTGGGATACAGCGCCCGGCG